GGAAGACAGGATTCTTGTTGAACCCTTCCCCATACCGTCCGACTGGCCGCGTATCGGGGGGATAGATTTCGGCTACGACCACCCCACTGCGTGGGTTGGCGTGGCAGTGGACCCTGACACCTATGGAACCGATGAAGAAAGAATCGTCATCTACGACACCTATCGGCAGAGCAAAGCAGCGCCGTATGTCCATGCACAGGCTATTAGAAGCAGGACGGGGTTCACGCCTTGCGCGTGGCCTCATGATGGTCACCGACGGGATAGTATGGGTAATCCGGGCCTCACCGACCAGTACAGAACCCACGGCCTCAACATGCTACCAGAACATTTTACGAACCCCGTTGCCGTGGGAGAGAAGAAGGGGAATAACTCCATCGAAACAGGAATTATGAAGATGCTGACGATGATGGAGCAGGGGCGTTTCCAGGTATTTAACACGCTGGGCGATTGGTTAGAGGAATTTCGGATGTATCACCGCAAGGACAATAAAATCGTACCTCTGAAAGACGACCTGATGGCGGCTACCAGGTACGCAGTCCAATCCACCCGCTTCGCCATGCCCCTGGGAGATTCCATCTGGACAGACGAACTTAAATACCCTGACCTCGGTATCGTCTAGTGGCTGGCATGTGGGATTGGATGCCTGGTCCGTCCGGGTTGTGGGACTATGCCGGTGACTATTGGGATCGGTATAAGAACCAAGTTCGACAGGGTTTGATGGAATTTTCAGAGAATCCGAATCTGAACGCAGCGGCACTGGTTGGGGGTTTGGATCCCAGCGGTCCATTATGGCGTGATGCGGCAACTCAGGTCGGTAACCTAATAGCGCCTGTTCTGAATCAGCAAGCCGAATCGTTTAACGAAGCACAACGTGCTGTCCTTGCTAAAGCCGGAATAGAATCTCCAGGGGGTTTTCTATCTGAGGAAATGACCGGCAAACAGCTCGCGGGTCCGCTGTTGGTGGCAGGAAGTGTAGTTAGAGGTAGGCCCGGTGATCTCTTTAAGAGAATGAAAGCACCTGATCCCGAAGGTGCGCTCAGAAGAAAGCTCGGTCGAAAAGAAGAAGTAGGCGCCCCCCAAGATCGGATAGTTCTCGAAGCTGATGGCAAAAAAATGGTGGTTGGTGATATCACGTTTGGTGATTGGAAGGAACGTGTTGGCACAATGGTCCCAACCGATATCGAGGATTACAGGAAATGGTATCGTGAAGGGTTGTCACATTTTAATCGTATCTTCGGCAGGGGTAACGGTGAAAAATACATGCTCGGCTGGTTGTTGGGGAACCAGAACGAAAGTCCCGCTGGTGCATTGCGTAATCTTTTAAGAGCTGAAGAAAAAACACTTGGGATCCATCAACCCATGATTGCCGGTCTGGGGGAAGAAAAGATTCTGCAAGCCCTGGGTGGTGGCGACATCGAGTCTGGAGCTGGTCCGAAGCTGATGGACTTTGTTGATTCAGCCTACGAGCGTGAGCTACGCACTTTCATGGGTGACCGTCCTGAAGGTGGTGGTCCCGCAGTCATGGATGTGCATTCGACGCGGGATATGGGTTTTGTAGACGACACATTTCACAAATACTTGCGTCGGCATTTCGGTGACCAGGCTGACGCAGTGAAAGTTGATGTAAAGAAGGTTGTTCTCGATACGCAATATGAACGCGGTTCTGAGAAAATGAATCGATTCGCGCAGGAAGCGAATCAAGAAGGATTCATGGGTGGCAACTGGACCCCCAGCGAAATTCAAGCTGTCGGCTGGAAGTACATGGGCGACAAGGTTGGTGGTGGTGTCCAGACAATACCGGAAGCAGTTCAGAGCAATATACGACGTATCTCATCAGAATTAGCCTTTGGTCTTGGTTCGCCCTTGGATCAAGAGTTCGGTGAAACATTCCGAAATATGCCGTACAAAGATCAACAGTGGTTAACTGATCATGTCTACCGCACAGTGTTGCCAGATATTATGAACGCGGTTGGTGTTCGTGGAACAGCCAACATTGCTGGTGGTCAATACGGTGGTGCTACGCCGCCAAGTATTCAACTTGATGCGTTGGCATCTCCAGAACGAGCGGCCGATCTAGCAAACTACATCGGGTTGAATTTTCAGCAAGACATGGTAATTAATTCGAGGCCGTTAGGTGGTGGTGATACAGTTTCTTTAAATGTAGTTTTGAGTGGCAATCCATCATTTGAAAAGGCAATGTCTTTTGCATCTATGGCTGCTGATCAGTTGGATCAAGGTGTTTGGGGTGGTCGTTTAATGGGGCCACCCAGGAAGGGTGATCGTTTAATTTCAGAAAAAACAGCTCCAGGTTTCTACTACACACCGGATAACAAGACGATTACATTTTTCTTGAATCGGCAACCTCGGATTACATCAACTGGAAAAGTATCTAAGGTCACAGAATCTCCAGAATCACTATCCAATCGTATCGATTTACTGATTCAAGACGTGTTAAACTTAGCTGGTGATAAGTTAAATATTGATGGTAGCTACCAGTTATATAATTCAGAGGCAATTTGGCATGGCGAATTCGACCATTATAAACAAGGCGGGAAAGGCGAGCCGTTTCAGCGGGGGCTGGGCGAAGCCGGACGATCCGATTTACTCGAAAGGCTGGACGATAGCGCCCGTAGTGTCCGCGAGACAACAGGCCAAGGAATCCAAATCCTCCAATCAGGACAAGCGAAAAGATTAAGGCGACGACCAATTAGAGGACCGTCGCTCCTCACGCCGTACCAAGAAACCGCCTCGCAGAGTGGTTTACTGGGACAAACTCTCGAAAACGAGACACTGAGTATGGCGCAACCACAGCAGCGTATTTTCTATCACGGTAGTTCTGATAAAAATATCACAAATCTAAAAGCGGTCGATGATCTAGATTCTCATTTCAAAGGAGTATCCATCACGGATGATGTAGGTGAAGCGGAAGTTTATGCGGGTGATAAAGGACGAGTTTACAAAGTAGCTGTAGAGGGTGATCTGGTTGATTTTCTTGAAATGACTGATGCTTTGGAAGTTGAGCTAGGAAAAGATTTCGATGATCTTGGGGTAAAAGAGGCTGATCGGGAAATTAGAAAGTGGTTGAAACGGAACAACTATGCCGGAGTGCGGTACCCACCAGGTAGCGGGTATGGCATTCGAGTTGTTAATCCTTCAAAAGTGAAAATGGTAAATTAGTTTCAAAATAAAGTGGAACCAAACCGCCCAACCGGGCGGTTTTTTAATGCCTAGACGATAAGGAATTATGGCAAAACTAACAGACGAAGAACTGCTGGCTAGAGTCGAAGACGAACTCAGCTCTGCACAGGGCAACAACGATGAACTGTCGGAAGTACGGCGTGAGTCACTGCTCCGATACTACGCCGAACCCTACGGCAACGAAATAGATTCACGGTCCCAGGTGGTTGATACCACTGTGATGGACACCATCGAATGGATCAAGCCTTCACTCATGCGGATCTTTGCCTCATCGGACGAGATCGTTAGATTCACCCCCGAAGGTCCAGAAGACGTAGCAGGCGCACAGCAGTCAACCGATTACGTCAACTACATCCTCACCCGTGACAACAACTGGTTCAACATTTTCCTTACTTGGGCATCTGATGCGCTGATTCAAAAGCTGGGCATTGTGAAATGCTGGTGGGATGATGCCGATCGCTGGGATCGTGAGGAATACCACGACCTGACGGATGTTGAACTCGAAGCGCTTATATCAAGCGACGATGTTGAAGTCCTCGAACACACAGAAAAACGTGATGAAGAAGAAGTAGAAGCAGAAACAGAAGAAGAAATGTCGCTTGCGGAAGTTCTGCACGATGTCACTATCACCCGCCACGCCAAAAAGGGCCGGGTCAAGATCGACAACGTACCGCCTGAAGAATTCCTGATCTCGACCGAAGCCAAGAACGTAGCCGACGCACGGTTCGTCTGCCATCGTCGCAAGATGACGCTGAGTGAACTGCGTGAGATGGGCTACGACGTCAACGAAGAAGAAATCGGCAGTGATGATCAGTTAGGATTTAATGAGGAACGTGATACACGTTTTTCGTTTGATTCGTCAGCCTACTCTCGTTGGGATAACGAAGATGTCGGCCCGAGCCGTGAAGTATGGGTGAATGAGGCATACCTGAAGGTCGATTACGACGGTGACGGTATTAACGAGCTACGCCGCGTCTTCTACGCCGGTCGTCAGATCCTAGACAACGAACCGGCTGACACCATTCCGTTTGCAACGCTGACGCCAACGCCGTTGCCGCATCAGATCGTGGGCATGTCGATCACCGACCAAGTAGAAGATTTGGCAGAAATTAAGACCGTTCTGATGCGTTCGCTCCTAGACAACATGTACCTCCAGAACTCCGGTCGGGTCGCGGTACAGGAAGGAATGTGCAACTTAGACGATTTGCTCACGTCCAGGCCAGGGGGCATTGTTCGCGTTAAAGCACAGGGCGCAGTACAGCCGCTGCCAACTCCGCAGTTACAGCCCTACGTCTTCCAGATGATGCAGTACCTCGACCAGATCCGAGAAGAACGCTCCGGGGTTTCCCGTATGAGCCAGGGTCTGGACGACAACGCCCTTACATCCCATACCACCGCTACCGCAGTCAACCAGGTGATGTCTGCCTCACAGCAGCGTGTAGAACTCATCGCCAGAGTCTTTGCAGAGACAGGTGTTAAGCGCCTGGCTGAACTTATCTACGAACTGGTATCTAAACACCAGGATAAAGAGCGTGTGATCATGCTCAGACAAGAGTGGGTTCCGGTACGTCCTGACATGTGGCGCGACAAGATGGATTGTGTTGTTTCAGTTGGGCTGGGCCACGGCAACCGGGACCAGAAGGCAATGCAGCTCGCACAGCTCACGCAATTTGCATCCCAGGCAATGGCCGGTGGTTTATCGATCGTCAACGAGCAGAACCTGTACAACCTCGGCGCTCAGATGATCGAGAACATGGGATTTAAGGATGTTGAATCTTTCCTGACTAACCCGGCAGATGCACAACCACGAGGCCCGTCGCCCGAACAGCAGATGGCGCAGATGGAGGTGCAGAACAAGCAGAAGGAACTGGAAATCAAAGCAGCAGAAGTCCAGATCAAAGCGCAGAAAGTTCAGCAGGACGCGGCTGAAGCACAGGTGGACGCTCAGTTGAAGATGGCAGAGTTGAAACTTGAAGCAGAACAGAAAAGACCCGTCGCTATAGGAGCAACGTAAATGCCAGTTAGAAAGGTTAAAGATGGTTTCACAGCTTCTTATGGTGGTGTGACTAAAAAGTTTAAGACCCGCGATGCCGCCGAGAAGTGGGCGTCTAAGTACAAAAATCCGAAACGAATGCGCCGGGCGTACTAATTGAATATAGAACAACGTGAAATGGCTGCCAAACGCATCCTGCAAGAACCTCTCTTTCAGGAAGCCTGGACAACCATTCACGAAGAATTCTTGGACCGCTGGGAAAACTCCCAGACCCAGGATATGGAAGCCAGAGAACACTACTGGCTAGGTTTGCAATTGCTTAAAAAACTTAAAACTCATTTCGAGTCAGTAATGACTACCGGAGAATTAAGTCGCGGGAACAAACCGATTTTTTAGAAACTCATTAGCTAATGAGCCAGCATGGACGCTGGTAGGGCCGCCTTCGGGCGGTCTTTTTCATGGAGAAACATATGGCCGACACTCAGCAGGAACCGGCAATCGAGCAGGAAGACGGCAGCATTGTTGCCGCACAAGAGGCGATCCTCGGACTTCTGAACTCTGACGAGAAACCAGAAAACGAGCAAGCCACCACCACCGAAGAATTAGAGTCCACGGAAGAAATACCAGACGAAGAATCAGAGGCGGTTTCAGAGGACGAACCAGAGGAAGTTGAAGAAGACGAATCTGACGAATCCGAAAGCGAAGAACCAGAAGCAGAAGACGAGGAACTTGTCTACGAAGTCCGTGTAGATGGACAGACGACACAAGTCAGCCTCGACGAACTGCTGAACGGCTATTCGCGGCAATCTTCATTCACGAAGAAAAGCCAGCAACTTGCTGAAGATAGAAAGGCGATGGAGTCACTGCAACAGCAGTACAACTCCGAAGTTTCTCAGATCCAGCAGGAAAGGCAGCAGTACGCCCAGTATTTGCAAAACGTAATCGAGAATTCAAAGCTCGAAGAATGGGGATCTATCGATTGGGAAGCTCTGAAAAGAGATGACCCCATAGAGTTCGTCACGAAGCGAGAAGAATTCAGGATGGCCCAGGACCAGGTTCGCCAGCTCCAAGCAGAACAAGCATCTGCACAGCAAAAGGCGCATCACGGTCAGCAGCAACAGTGGGCCGACACCGTTAAGACAGAACACGCCGCACTGGTAGGAAAACTACCGGAGTGGGGCAAGCCTGATGCTCAACGGGAGTTAGCCGGAAAGCTGCGCGATTACGCAAAGGTGCAGGGCTACCAGGACGAGGAGATCGACACTTTAGTTGATCACCGTTCTTTTATTGTTTTGAACAAGGCCAGGATGTACGACGAGTTACAGGGATCTGATGTTAAGTCCAAGAAGCTCAAGAACAAACCCAGGGTCATTCGAGGCGGGAAAGCATCGTCCAAAAATGCGGAAGCAAAATCAAATCGTACTGCAAAAATGAAACGTCTAAAGCAGACAGGTCACGTCGATGACGCGGCTACTCTGCTGGAAGATATATTGAAACCCTAACAAGGACGATAGATAAATGGCAATCGCTACAAACACATCGCTAACGTATAGTTCCGTTGCGATTCGTGAACAACTCAGCGACGTCATCCACTCAATCGCACCTTTGGATACACCCTTCTTTTCTGGTTGCTCCAAGCAGAATGTGGATAACACTTTCTTCGAATGGCAGACAGACTCGATTACTGCTGGCGCTGTCAACCGCAAGATCGAGGGCGACGATTCTATCGCCGCCACCGCTCGGGTACTTCCAACGCGATTGGGAAACTACTGTCAGATTTCGCAATATGTGAATCAGACATCTGGGACTGATGACGCTGTGAACTACGCCGGACACGGCAAACACCAGGCTTACCAGTTGGCTATGTAAAAATGGTCCGTCAGGTAGCAATACCTGAATGAAAACTTTGTGAATTGTCGGGAACCCCGCCAAAAGGGGAATCCGCAGCCAAGCACCACAGCAATGTGGTGAAGGTTCAGAGACTAGGTTAAACAGTCCCTTCGGGACGATGAAAACCCACGAGTGCAAAGCACCCCCAGGGGGTGAAGATATAGTCCGAGCTTACGGGATGGCAAACCGTAAGAAGTAGGGGATAAAGAACCTCTACGATAACAAAACTGAAAAA